GGTGATATTCTGAAAATTTCTTCTCTCAATGCTAATGAATCTCTAGATAACATATTATCAACAGATGCATTTAAAAAAGCAACATCAGAGTTTCCATTTATAGAAATTATTTGATGTTTCAATCTGGTTGTAACCTCTCTAGATGTATTCAATTTTTCGTAAGATCTAAGTTCTTCATTTATAGCTTTTTCATCACGACCATTTAATAATTTAAACACCACTTCTTGTTTAGATGTAGGTAATGTGAATTTAAATTCATTACTAGTGTATTTAACATCTGAAGGTATGTCTTTATAAGGTAAATCAGATAAATCAAATGTATGTTCAAATTTTTCACCATTTTCAGGATCAATCATACCAACAGTGTAATTAGATCCGTATGCTAATATTCTACACCCTATCATTACAGCATTTTTATCACCAACAAATAAATCATCAACTTTAACACCTTCTGTTAAAATAACAGAATTCATTAAATGATCTAAAACAACACCTTTTTTAATAAGATTTTGTGATGTAAGAATATCTTCTTCTTTTGCAGTCATATACTTAATTTCTATTTTACCTTTTTTGAGTGGAGAATCCTTTGGATATAATTTACCACCACTCGGTAAGTCTATAATCTCACTTGGAAATTTAAAGTCAGAATCAGACCTATTTTTATTTTCTTCGGACATATAACCCCCTATATTATGATTTAGATTCAGATACAGATGCTTGTCTGTATGATGTAACTAATTTTTTAATTTCACCGATTGCTTTTCTTGCTCTACCACCTGCTGCTTTTGTACCTTTTTCGGTGAATTTCCTATGATTTTCTTGAAAGTCTTCAAATAAATCATTTATTGTATCATATATTTCATTACTACTTGCCATAACTTTTCTCCTATACTTCGGATGCTCTTCTGAACCATCCTAACCAAAATTTCTCTTGGGTTGGTTTTTTAATTACTATTCTTGCGAATTTTAGAACTCTATAAGCCCTAACTCTATCAGTCTCTACATTCTGTATAGCTTTGATAGTAGCAGGTCCTATTCCACCATCTACTTCTATGTTATGACCTCTAGAAACAGCAGCTTGTTGTAAAACTCTAACTGCACCACCTTGCCCAAAATTAACTACCATATCAAAATAGATATGTTTTAACCTATCAGGTACTTGGTCTGCTTTAGAAGGTTTCCAATACTTTTCATAGTATATTTCTTTTGCGCCTTCTTTAGTTAAGTTCTTTATATCAACATCTGGATTAAATTTCTTGGCTATCCCGTATTTGGTTTCTCCACCTGGATCATCGGGATCATTAACATAACCACCTTCATGTTCTAAAACTTGTTCTATTATTTCTTCAAAAGTTGTTTTCATATTATAACCTCTATTTAGAAAGTCTTCCTATATAAATATGAGAAAACCCCCAAAAAATTGAGGTTTTTCTTATTGTGGTATGATCGTGTGGTTTAAATTTTATTAGAATTGTAATATTGCGTAATCATATCTTAGTGTTACAGTGATATCTACTGGATCACTTGAAGCAAAATCTAAATCACCAAATTGAACATCTTGACACCAAGCTCCTTTTAATTTCCATTCTTCTACCACATCTCCAACAGGACCTAACACTTGAAAAGTTACATCTTTCTTATAAAAATCAGAATAACCATCTCTACCAGTTACTGATTCGTGAGATAATCTTACCCATTCCATAATTGCTTGAGCAGCTGATGGAACAACTGGATCATATAATGTGATTTGCATCTGTTGCCAAACACCCTTACCTTTAACCCATCTTCTAACGTTCATATGATCTAACTGAACCTCTTCAAATGTAATTTGTGGTCTATTGGCTGTTTTAATTAAGTATGCTGGTATCCCATCTACTTGCATTATATATCTATGTTTGATTTTTGGTTCAAACGGAGTAAACATTATGTCATTAGCATCTATTAATTTTGCCATTCTTTTTCTCCTATTACATTTCTACTACTTTAAATAGTCTACATTGTTCATATATAAATATATAAAATAGTAAAAAAAGCCCACATCTTTGTGGGCTTTTTTATTAATTTATATTACTCTGGAAATGAAGCCCCTGTAGGTAATACTACAAAGTCAAGAACAATAAATTCAGCTGTTCTTGCTGGTTGGACAAAGATCTGTCCTCTCAACTCATTTCTATCGATAACATCCGGTGTGTTAACAGTTTCATCAACTACTACTCTGAATGATGTTAATCCACTATTAGATTGAACTGACTCTAAAAATGGATTTACAATATTCAAGAATCTTTGTCTTGTAGCTTCTGTATTTTGTTCAAATACAAGATATCTTGATGATGCAGCTATGAACTTCTTAACTTTGATAAGTAATCTTCTTACATTCACCCTATCAAGAGCAGATGGTTTAGCTTGAAGTGTTTTTTGACCCCAAACAACCACACCCTCACCTGGGAATGTTGCGATTGGATTAACTCTACCTTCATAAAGTTCATCTCTTTCAGAATGAGTTAATCTATCTTTCGCCATAATTACATCAGTTAATCCACCTCTATTCAATCCAGCTGGTGCGAACCAAGGATGAGATATTCTATCAGTAAAAGCTACTACACCAGGAACTACTACTGAAGGCGGCACCCATACATGTTTGTTATTTTCATCATCAAATATTTTAACCCAAGGCCAATAAGTTGATGAGTAATTTGAATCAACAGTATCTACATTACTGATGACATCAGCGTTTGTAGATTGCCAATCACCTGCATCAAAGATATAGAAAGCATCTCCTCTATCTTCAACAGCATCTCTAGCTTTCACATAAATTTCATTATGATTCTTACTATTAATTCCAGGTATTACTACCATATTAATATCAACTTCATCGGCATTTGATACAGTATCAATAGCATCTTTAAATGCAGTTTTGTCTCCAGCCGTACCAGCCGGATCTGCTTTTCCTAATCCGTGATATAGTCCATTACTATTAGGACCTCCAAAGAAGTTAAAGTCAAATCCATCGTGACCACCTTGGAATCCCATAATAAATTTCTTTGTATTTAAAGAACTTTCTAAATTTAATCCAATATCCATTAAATTAAATCTAGAACTTGATACTATGTTAGCACCTGAATTTGGAACAGCTGATAAATAAGGCAATACATCTTTACCATATCCATTAGTAGCCGTTGAACCACTATCAAAAGCTATTCCGTGATATAGTTTAGAATTATATGTACCATCACTACCTGTTTGATTATTTCTTAATGGTATATCAACCCTAAATGCATTACTGATATGTGAAACACCCGCATCAACTGACACTTTGAATGGATAAGCATAACTTCCAAATCCGAATGGTACTAAATTAGGACTAATAGTTCCATCTGTTATTGAAGAAGCTAAATCACCAACTCTAATATATTTAGATTTGTTTTCAAAATCTCCAGTTATTGATACTTTACCATCAGCAAATGATCTAATTTGATCACCAATTCTTCTACCGACATAATTTGGTGAATCTACATCTAAATTACATCCAGCATATGTTTCAAGAGCTTGTGGTCTTTTATCTGTATCATCAAAAGCTCTAACAACTACATCAAATGAACCATAATCTGAACCAGCTACTGAACCAGCTTTTTTAACATTTGAAATTGCCACTTTAACTTCTCTATTAGAATTATCACCATCTGAAATTGTGTAAAATTTAAATAAATCAGTTACATCTGAAGCATTTGATCCAGTTTGTGATTGAACCACTGGAGTATAAGCAGGTTGATATGAAGGATATGATTGTGCAGTCATACTTCCAGTTATACTATTTGATGTACTTGAATGGTCAGCTGAGTTAACAAATATACTTTTAACATAAGCAGGATGTTGTGGACTTGAAGTAGGTCCATTTCCTAATATGTCAACTATATAATTAGAATCAGTACTAACCAATGACATTGTAGGTGAAACATTTCCACCTGGCCATTTTATATTAAAATCATTAAGTGTTGCTCCTCCAACAACTTCACTATAAAGTAATGTATTTGCTTGACCATCAGCTTGAGAAGCGGTTGGATTCAAGTTAAGTAAAAACTGATTATTATCAGCTGTTAATACTACACCTGTACCACCTAAAAATCTATGATCATTTAATCCAGCTCCTTCTACAAGCATATCAGCTAATCCAGGATTACTAGCTACATCATGTCCTTCACCTGGAACTGAACCAGTAAAGTATGTAAATGCATATCCATAAGCATCACCTGCAGCTGTGATACCAGCCGGTACTGCTGCTGATTGAGTATGAATCATATTTATATCACCAGCTTCACCATACACAGCACTATTCAAATCACTAGTAGCAGCGGATGAACTGACTGATAATACAGTCCAGTTAGCCGGAGCATCTGTTTCATAATATCCAGCTGTTAATCCGTGTACAGAAGAACCAGAATTAATTACACCTGCCAAATTACTAACAGTACCAAGAGCACCATTAATAACTGTACCAGCAGCATAATAATAAGTTCTACCACTTCCTTGTGTAATACTATTTTCGGTTAACCAATTCTCTACACTTCCTTGATAATCAGTAGCTGAACCTGTTACTGGTTCAAATACATATACTAAACCATCAGATCCTGTCATCTCAATACCAACTCCTAAGAATGGAGCGATATCTCCATCAGCATTAGAAGCTGTTGCTGCGTGACTGAATCCAATAGATGCAGTAGATTGTTGACCATCAACTCCTGTTGTTGTCACACTATTTCCTATTTGAAAAGAATTTTGAGTTGAACCACCAGTTCCAAGTACTCTAACTACAGTACAAGTACCAGCATTCTTTAGATAACTCTTTGCCGTATAAGGTAAGTAAAAATCTGGACTTAAACCACCAAACTTTAATTTAAAATCTGAAAAACTATTAACTACCGTTGGTATAAAAGCAGGTCCTTTTGAACATACTCCTATTAATGCTGCACCAATATCAGATACAGCCGCAGGTAGAAATGACGCATCTACTTCTCTAGTAAATACACCCGGGGATACTATTCTTTCTGCCATAATTTATTCTCCATTAGATGATATTCTCTGAATATCTTTATGTATTTTGTTATTATTCCTGATTGTTACTTTTTTTGACTGGCGTGAACTCCCCAGTTTTTGGATCCAATGAACCTTCTCCATATTTTTTTGTGAGTTCATCTACTAAATCTCTTTCTTTTTTCTGTAGGTCAACAAAACGCTTTTGTGCCTCCTCTTCAACTATACTCAATTCATCAGCCTGTTTTCTCAAATTCATTCTAGCTATTGCTATTTGTCCAAATTGAGATTGAGCTGATAAATATCCATCTTGTAATTCTTTCAATGATGATATTTCATTATCATCAAATTTTATCGCTTCACTCATTTATAAAACCTCCTTAAAGTAACTATATAATTAATCATATATAAATATTAAAAAAAAATTCAAAAATAAGATTTTATTATGATTTTATTCAATATTTTCAGAAAAAGTGACTCTTCCTCTCGTTAAACTCTTCTTAAAATTCATTTGTTTCTTATTAACTATATTAGATGTTGATTCATGTAGTAAATATCCTTGAAGAATTATATCAAAAGTACTTCTAATAATTCTTTCTTGATTAACTTCAAGTTGAGTAGCATCATTTATACCACCTTCGACTTTACATAAAAATCTATAAGATGTATTGTCACCCCAATATCTATTATGTTGATTTAAAAATTGTTCTACTACACTATTCATCTGTTGAACATATTGTGTCCACACTACAAAACTATAAGTTAAATTAACATATTGGGGAGCTCCTGTTATTATTCTTTCTTCTACGGGTTTAATTCCTTGTTGTAAAGCAAATCTTGAATATTGATTTTTAGATGAATATTTAGAAGATCTAACTATCTCTATACTTTTACCCAACAAATCATGTTGCCACATTGGTAAGTTATCATTAAAGTTAACTAAATTTCTTCTTAACATTATTAAAGGTAAAACTAAAGAACCATTTCTATCTCTAATCACTCCCCTTCTTCTAAAATTTGCCCACCTTTCTTCATTACCATACATTACAGGAACATCTCTAAGTTCACCAGCTTCACTAATTTGAATATTCATTACTTTATTTACATGAGATAATAAAGATTTATCCAAGTCCATCAAAGCCATTTCATAATTATCAGAATAATTTGAACCTGGAATTACAGTTTGTTCTCTATTACTACTACTTGAAGTTGTACTTCTAGTAGAAACTTGTTGAGCTCTATTAACTCTCTCAATAGGCATAGGAAATGGATTTGTAATTGGTTTAACGGCCATTTTGTTTTCTCAATCTTCTTAATTTATCAACTTTAGTTTCAACTTTACCTTTAACTTCTTCAGAAGTAACTTTTGATAACTCTGCTTTATTTATATAAATTTCTTTTTTAAAATCAACTTCAACTGGATTTAATTTATTAGTAACATCTAAATTCTCACCATACATACTTCTTTGATTTAAATTTTTTCCTAAATTATCAAATTTATTAGAAATCATATCCATTAATTTGTTTACATCTAAAGTTCCATTATTAACACTACTTTCAACATAAACTCTTTTAGGATTATTATTAGATTTTTTAACTTTACTCTTTTGATCAAGTTGAAAAAATCTTTGTCCTACTTTTAATTTCTTAACTGACATTATCTTGCCCTTTCTTCAATGTTAACATTTGATAATCTTGTTCTATGAGCAGTCATCTTAACTTGGAAATTAAATTCTGGATGACCAGCTACTAATTGAGGTTCTGTAACTGCATCTACTTCCCACCAGAAATTATTCCAATCAAGTATATCACCAGTTTCTGGATAAAAATCAGTATCTTCTAATGAACTTCTCAAAAAATAAGCTTCCATGTCAGCATTTATATCTGTCCCAAATTCTGCCATATCATTAACTGGTTCATTAAATAAAATAAGACAATTGACTCTAAATCCTTTTTCAAAATATTTAATTCCATCTTCAGCCTCACCATATATATTTGCATTACTTTCATCAAGTGAAACTTTATAAATGTCTATATTTTGACCAACTATTTCATCAATCAATTCTTCATTCATTGAATTGAATAAATCAATTTCTTTTCGTGGTACAAAAAATGGTTTATTTGCCATGATATATTACCCCATGTAAATAGTTAAAGGTGTTTTACTTAATACTTCTTGTTGAGCATCTGCCTGTTCTTGTTCAGCAGTAGCTCTAGCCTCCACCGACATAGACTCTAAAAACTCTTTTAACTCTTCCAATAATAATGCCTTTTCTTCTCGACCTTCCGCTTTTAAAGCATCTCCATCAAGAGCCACTTCCCCATTAGGTAATGGCATTGATGCATATTTACTTCTAATAATACCAAGTAATTCTTTTGATAATGCTAAACAAAATTTTCTAATCCATTGTCTACCAGATGCATTTATATCCTCATAAGTTATAAACTTGTATGGAACATTACTCGGATCAGTAACTTTATTTTCTGAAAAATCTCTATCAGCTGATAAATCATCTTTAATATAATAACTAAAATGTATCTTGTTACCTGCATCATCTCCGTCAGGTCTAGGAAATATTCTAACTTTATTATCCTGTAAATGGAATGAATAATTTGATCTTCTTATATAATCACTCGTTTCTATTGCTGCAGCTCTCATTACATCATAATAAATTGGTCTCATAACAAAAGTAGTTGAAGGAGCATAAGATGCAAATCCAAATTGATCTAACATCATTCTTTGATCAAAAGTACCTATAAATGGATCCCAAAATCTTGACACCGCAGATCTAGGTCCGTGAAATACTCTCTGAACTTCTATTCTTTTACCAGTTAAGTCTGTACCTGCTACAGATGCACTAAATGCTTCTTGTAAATCATATTCTTGTTGGTTTTCTTTTAATTCAATTGAAGCACTATAAGTAGTAACACTACCACCAACATTAACTGCCTGACCATATTGTTCTGATAATACATAAGCAGTTCCTAAATGAGGATGAACTGGTTGTTTTCTTCCTGTTCCCATAATTGCAGATGAACCAGTACCTGCACTTGATGGGTCTGTTTCATATTGAGAACCACTAATTACATCTTTAGAGGAATATTGATTCCACATCCAATTCTTTATATTGTAATTATTTATATGTTGTGAGTATTCTGATACAGATTCTTCAAACATAGCATATATTGAAGCCGAATTAAATTCAAGTTGCATAACTGGATGCCCAAGTCTTCTTGCAGTCCATTTACATACATCAACACTTTCTGAACAAAATGAATTATCATCATTATAAGTTCCATATGGAGTATTTAAAGACGCACTTGTTTCAGCTTCTCGTGCACAAGCCCATTCATTTTCATCTAAAGTTGGATCAGCATAAACATATTGAAATTTATCAGACATTATTTCCTATTCCTTTTACCTTGATTAAAATTATGACTTCCATTATTGACTGATCCACCTTTTCTATATGGATTTGCACCATATTCTTCTGTATTATACATTAGATTTAATTGTTGTCTCCATGGATTACCACCCTCCATAGTATTATTGTGAGTTTTACC